GCCGCCAGGCGCGCGGCGAAGGTGTCGACAAACGAGGCGTCGAACTGCTCGGGGTCCGTGATGTCAGCGAGATAGGTAATCTTCAACGGCCCGGCCTCGTTGGACAGAATATTGCGGCCCTCGATTTTCCAGTCGACCTTACCGTCGTATTGCACCGAGTTGCTTTGCGGGTGCGGCATCAGCACGCGCAGGCAGTCCGCCGGCAGCGGGTAGGCGTATAGAAAATCAAACTCGGGAGCCGTCACGCTCACGGCTAGCTTCGCGCGCTTCTTGGCAAAATGCCACGGATGCCGGCGGATCTCGTTCCGCCGCACTAGGACGTAGCACTCGTTGATAGCGCGGGCCGGGTTGCTGTCCTCGGTGAGCGACACAATGGTCTTCTCGCCCAGCTTCACCAGCGCGCGGTTCGCAATCTGCACGTCGGAGGCCATCAGCCAACCTCCAGTTTAGTGTTACTGTTCCGCCGGCCAGCGGCGACGGGGTCCGGCGTGCAAATCAGGCCGGCGGCCAGTTGCTTTTGAGGATGTGATTCTCGATCATCCCGAGGGCCTGGAGAACCTCGGCCTTCGTGACAGTCTTGCCAGCTGGCGCGTCGAAATCAACGGTCACCTCGACGTTGTCGGCCGCCGTCGCGGATCCGACCGCCTCGGTGATCTGGAACTCGGTCTCGCCCTTGCTGATGCCGTAGCGACGGGTCGCCATGCTCTTGTCCCCCTAAGAAAAGGGGGGGAGGAGCTCCGCCCCTCCCCCTGCTCGTCAGAACGTGTACTCGACCTCAAGGAGGATCGAGCCGGCGGCGTCGGCGGCGCCCGTCAGGGTGCCGACGATGTCGTACATGAAGCCCGGATCCGACGAGAGGCCGAGGGCCTCCCACAGGGGCTTTTCAAGCTCGTCAACCGTGGTGACACCGGACTCATTGACGACCTCGCTCTTGTTGAGCGCGCCGGCGTTGAGCGCGACGGCCGAGGCAAAGTGGTCCGCGTCGACCACCGCGCCGCCATCGGCGGTCGTGCGGTAGACGCCGACGTCCATCGCCGTGGTCGTGCCGATGTCCGGGCAGGACACCTTGACGCTCGACACGATCGCGTTCGAAGGAGCGGAACAGAACAAATACTTGGATGCGACAGAGTCGCCGTTCGCGACCGCCACGATGCCCGCAGAGCGAACAATCGGGGCGCCCGTGATGCGGGCGTTGTTGAAGACCTTGGGAGTGGCATCGCGATTGGTGATCGCGGCCGACTTTGTGGTGACGACAGCCATGGGTTAATTCCTTCTATGGAGAAAACTGCAAAACACGGTGATCACTCACGAGACCACACCCGGACCACCTTGTTCTCCTCGAGGCGAGTGGCGCCGGCCGTCATGTAAACATAAGCTTGATACGGCAGGCCCTGGAGATCCTTGCGTTGAGTGATGTCAGTCGTCAGGTCGTTCCACAGAGCCAAGTGCATCCCGCTCCGAGCGAAGACCGGGATCGCGCGCGAGGTGCCGGCCGCGTCGTCCGTGCCGGTAACCAGGCGTTCGCAATGGACGATGTCGATGCCCAGGAAGCGGGTCACCTTGCCGTCCACCAACACAGGCCGCTCATTGAAGTCCGTGCTGATTACCTGCGCCTCCGACAGCAGGTTGTCGTGTTGAGCCGCCGTCACGACAGCGGAAATTGGGTCGCTGTCGATATCGACAAACGACGCCATGAGGCGCTTTTTTGCCTCACGGAGCTTTGCCACCGTCAGGCCGGTCGCCGCCGCGGCGCCGTGCGCGACGCCCACATTACGCCCGCTTGACGTCGTCAAGGTCGTACCGAACGACGTCGTCGTGCCACCAGTTTCGCCCGTTTTCGCATCACCGAAGAACGAGGTGATGATCAGGTCGTCCATCTGCCTGCCCGCGGCGTAGACCGCGGACTGGACGTAGGACGACGCCGGATCGATCAGCAGGCGCAACTTATCAAACTGATCGATCAGCTGGGGCAGGTCGAAATCAGAGGGGTAAACCCAGCGGCGGTCGAGCGGCGCGTCGACGCGGCCCATGGGGGCGAAGCGTGACGTCACCGGCTGCATGGCGACGGTCCCAATCTGCTCAACAGGAGACGCGGCCTTGCCGACGTACGAGCCGACCGTGACCCTGTCGCGGAGCTTGCTGCCCATCTGTTGGAGAAGCAGCTGAATGTTAGTCGCGTACTGCTGGACGTAATACGTCGGGATGTTGATAGACATTTCTCAGTCCTCATTGGGGTTGACACTTCGGTTTCGAAGCGGCTTATCCCAACGCGGGGGCCTTCTTCATGCCCATCAACCAGGGCTGGCGCTGGTCTTCCCCAGCTTCCAGGCGGCCCTAGGCCAGAGGGTTAGTCGCCTTTGTAGAGCGCCCTTCTTTACGGTCGGGCGCTTGGCTCTGGATGTACCGCTCGAAGACCTTGGCTCGGTCCACCACCATCTCGGCGGTGTGATCGTGCCTGTGCGCGAGTTTAAGGCACTCCAGCCGGATCTGCTCCGGTTTCATGTCAAGGATCCCACTATGAGACGCGGATGTCAAGGCAACAAACTTTGGTTGCCAAAGGCCCAACTGTGAACCTGCTCCATCTTTTTAGAGGCGTCGGTGTCGTGGGCAAGATACCGACGAACGAATTCTTTGTCGCCACCCAGTCGCGTTAGCTCGGCCTTGGCCGCGTCAGGCGTCATGGCGCCGTCGAAGGACTGCTGGCCCTGGCCGCGCTCCAAAGGATCCTCGCCCACACGTCGGGCCAGATCGGAGAAGAATCTCATCAGATCCCCAAACCCCAGCTCCCCCTCGAGCCGGTTGACGATCGCCTCGTCGACGCCGAAGATCTTAGCCACCGCCCGCGCCTTCTTCACTTGGTCGTCATACGCGGCACCCCACTCCTTCTTCAACGCCGCTTCCTCCTGCGCCACGCCCGCCCGGTAGGCCTCCTGCGCCGCGGTGGTCTTTTTCCCAATCAAATCCTGCCACTTGCCGATGACGAGCTCGGCCTGCCGCTGCGTCAGCCCGGCTTCGTGGAACGTCGACTGCGCCCACGTCGCCATCTCGGCGTCGACGCCCTCCTTGGGCATCGTGTAGCCGCCGGGCTCCTTCGGTCTGCCCAACTTGTCAAAAAACGCGCCAACCTCGGCGGCGTCGTCCCACTTCGCCGGCAACAACACGGTGCGCCCGGCCTTGTCAGCCCCTATCAGCTTCTCGAGATTACGGTAAGAGTTCAGCGCATCGATGGGCTCTCGGAAGCCCTTGGTCTGGACCCAACCGCGCAGGTCGTTGTCGGGGATAGAGGCTATCCACGACGAGGAACTGGCGGCGGCCGCGGAAGCGTCGCCTTGTCCGCCGTTGGCGGGGACGGTGGTGTCGGCCATTGAATTTTCCTCCATACGTTACAACGTGGTTCTGTCAGTCTCTCCCCCGGCCAGCGGCCTCATCTTTTGCCAGCCGATCGACATCCGCCGCGGACAGCCGTAGGTATTTCTGGATCCGCAGCCACACTTCGCGGCGGCCCTCCAGGACCGCGTGGACGCGCGCGTCGGGATGGAACGTCGATTCGCCGGCCCGGCAAAACTTCGCCAGATCAGCCAGTACGCGCTCGGGAACCGGGCCATTGAAAGTCTGGACGTAATCCTGATGCCTGCGAACTAAAAATTCGTGCAACGTCATCTGCTGGGACGGTTCCCGGCGTTCACCGCCTTAATCACGGCCGCCGCGCCCGGCGCCGCCGCTGTCATCTGGTCAATCTGCTGCTGTTGCTGGCGGCCAGCGCGGATCTGCTCGACTTCCTCCATAGTGTTGATCCACCTGGCCGGCACGCCCTGGATCTCGGCCGCCGCAGGAATCGCCTGGTCGAAATTGAACCAGTCGAGAATGCGGGGATCGGTCGTGGCCGACGCATAGGTCGCAGCCTGCTCGAGCAGCCGGTTGAAACCAGTCAACTCCTCGTAGCGCATCGTGCGCGCCAAGGGCGACTCGTAAACGATCGCGTACTCACCCTGCGCCTCGCGCAGCAGCAACGGCATCGGCGGCAGCAGGCCGTCGGCCAACAGCACGTCGAGTTCGCGCTCGATCAGTGGCCCGAGATACTCGCTCTGCTGGCGCGACATCGACGGCCCCAGCAGGATGCCCTTCTCGCGCGACCGCTCCAAGACCTCGGTCGCCGTCATCCGTGGCGTCTCCACGAGGATCTGGAACAGCGTCACCAGGAACACGTCGTTGATCGGCAGGCGCTCCTGCTCCATCAATTTCTCAAATGCCGGCAGCGACGACGTCGCCATCTCCAGCGGCTGCACCATCCTGCGCCCAGAGGCGTCCAGCCCACCAAAATTGATGGCGCCCGGGCGCAGGGAGAAGGCGTCCAGCACTCCGTCGTCGTAGGCCAACAACACCGGATCGACCGCGCGATGACCAACCTTGAGCATCGTCTTCTTCTGCTCGTTGAGCACCTTGATGTTGGGCAGCACCATCATCGCCGGCGAACGACCGTAGGTCTCGCCGGGAGCCTGCACATAGCGGCCAGTCGGCAGCGGCCACGTCCGATACCCGCCCTCGCGCACAACCTGCTTGCCGGTCACCGAGACGTAGATCGACGCCCACGGCATCCCGCGGTAGTCCATGCGACCGTAGACCGCGTCCTCGCGCGGCTTGATGCAATGGAGGAACTCGAACTCCTGCTCAGGATTCTTCTCCATCGCATTCGTGATTTGAGCAGGCACCTT